TTTGTGGATAGTAAGTAGATTATGCATGTAAGATACAAATAATTGACATAAAAAAAGGAATGCTTTCACATTCCGACAAATTCCTTAATAATATTATAACAGGAGTGTGGGAGCATGGCTAGTAAAACAATAGAAAAAGATAAAACATTTTCAGATGCAGAAGGTAAATTATATAATTACAACTCTATGAAAATAGAGTTAAACAGTCTAAAAATAGATTTAGAATATTTAGAAATAGATTACAAGGGATGCAAAGCTATTAGCTATGCTGACGAAAGAACAGGACAAACAAATAACATAAGCAATACAGTTGAAAATGAAGTACTTGCAAAAGAAAGACAGATAATAGAAATAGAAAATAAGATACATAAAAAAGAGAGACAGATTAGAAAAATAGAAAATGCATTGGAGCTGCTAAAAGAAGAAGAGAAAAGACTTGTTAGTTTTAGATATTTCTCTAACAGAAAAAAAGCACCAAGCTGGTTAGATGTAGGAGAAGAAATAGGTTACTCAGATAAAAAATGCAGAGTTATGAGGAATGATATTATAAACAGAATAAAATCACTTATATAAATTCCGTAAAAGTTCCGTAAAGTTTCCTAAAAAGTTCCGTAAAAGTTCCTTTTTTATCCGTAAAGCTATAGTATATTTGTATTATAGAAAACATATGAGGTTGTTTCTTTACGAACTCTTATTAAGTTGTCAGATAGCCTGGTAACCTATTTGACAAACATTATAGTTGTTCTTTAACGTACAGTTTTTTCTTGGCACAGACTTGTGTCCTCCTTAAGTATTAAGAATATATATTTAACATCTTAGTTATGACAGGAAATAGCTGAGGGTGAAACCTCAGCAACGTGCAAGTAATGGAAATCACTCCCCCATGTGATACAGGTTCGAATCCTGTAGCTTGCTAATTGTAATTACTATCATACAACAACAGAAACAGATTTTAATCTCATACTCAATTTAAAAAAGAGCCCATGAAGGGCTCTTTTGTTGTGTAAAGAAAGAGTTGATCTAAATGAGTAGAAAAATATTTCAAAGAAAAGAGTATTCAATTTATAGATGTAGTGACGGATTTGTTGTACATAATACAAACAAGAAATTTGAAAACGGACATACACATGTAAATAATTTTTATAAAGCTAAGATACTGGTTATTATGGCTATAAAAAGAGAGATAGACGATAAGCTAAGTAAAAGAGATATAGAAAGTCTTATTAGATTAACGAATGACAGTAGATACAGAAACCAGTTAAGAGATTTATTAGAAAGATTGGAGTGAGACTATGATAATTAACATTGTTATAAAACTATATATATCAACTGTTATGGCTACGATAATAGCATTTGTACTGAACTATAGGAGATTAGACAGATATTATAGAAAACAAGGGTTAAGAGCAGTATTCAATGAAGATAGTTTATTTTGTTTAATTTTGTGTTTCATTCCGATTATAAATATTATATATGGAATGTTATACTGGAACGGTTCAAGGTTTTCAGACGAAGAAATGAAGGAATATTTGAAAGAAAATGATGAATAAGAAATTAGAAAACAAGATTAATAAAGAACTTATAATACCTAACATAGAATTTGATAAACAAAGTAATGATACAACTAAATGGATAAAAAAGTTAATAGAAGAAAATAAGGTTATATTATTTTATCATTCTGCAAAGTGGAAAAAAGTTAGACAAGAAGTTCTTCACACCTATCATAATGAATGCGTATTATGTAAGTTAGAGGGTAAAATAACTACTCACGATAATAGATTAAAAAGTGGAGAATATAGAGGATTACAAATACACCATATGAAGGAAATAGAACAATATCCAGAATATGGACTTGAACCAATTATTATAGACCCTATTACAGGGGAAAAAATAGTGAATTTAATTCCTTTATGCAATTATCATCATAATGCAATACATGGGAAAGAAAATAATATATTAAAAATAAAACCACAGTTAAATAAAGAAAGATGGTAAAAAGAGCCTACTTAGTTGTAGACTCTTTTAATAAAGTTATTGCTTTATCGAGTAATTTAGACACTGGGATAGATGTTTCTTTAGAATATTCTTTTAACCAGTTATATAAATCATTATCGATAGCAGAACCAACTGGAGTTCTATTTTTTAAATCTTTTCTTGCCATGTTATCACCTCAATTTAATTATAAATTATTTGTATACTGATTGCAACTGGCATCAGTTTATGATATAATATAATTAGAAAAAGAATTAATAGGGGGAATTGATATGTTTAGCAATTATGGGAAATTAAAAAGATTATTAGCAGTATTATTAGTATGTATGATAGCTATTGGATGTGTTGCTTGTAGTGGAACAACATCAGAAGACAGCAAGGTTAACCTAGAAGATATGACAGGTTCAGAGAAAGTTGATTACTTTATAACAAAAGGAAAAAATGATTATGAAGCTGTAAAGAATGATGATGATAAGCTAACTGACTTAGGAGTTCAATATATAAAAGATATTGGTGAATATGTAGATAACAAGAGCCAGTTTGATAGTAATGACAACATGGAAGATATAATGACAAAAGGTAGCTTTCTAGAACAGTATGGAAAAGATAAAATGGAAATGTTTAAAACATCAGGACAAGAAGATAGTAACGGATATAAAACAGCTAAAGAAGTTAACTCTTTAGGAATGAATGCAGTGCAAATGGTTAAGTATGTTTATAGAGAAGCTGAGACAAAAGAAGATGACTCTACAAAAGCAAATATAAAACAAGTAAAAGAGAGTCTGGAACAATTACAATAATATATGATATATAAAGGATCTTATTATAATTAATGAGGTCCTTTATTATTTAGGAGGAACACATACATGGGATAATGTTCAGTTAACTCATAGACATTATAATAGCATTAAGAGCGACAATATAATAGAACAAGAAGAAAAACAAAAGCTGGTTTTAGAATTTTAATACTTCTATGCAAAATTGATTGTATGGAAGTATTTTTATTTTAAATTATTTAAATCTAATAAAATACCCCCCCTAGGGGTATATAGGGGGTAAAATTTTTGGGGGACTAATCAAGGCGTGGGGGTCTAGACAAAACAGAAATTTCTACTTCTCACGTGAGGGGGGTTAAAATATGAAGGAGGTGAACATATATGGCAAGAGAAAGAAAAGCAGTAAAAGAATTAAGAGAAAGTGAAAAATATGAAAGAATTAGAGAAGATTTACTGGACCAGTTAGAAAGAAATTTTACTTATGGACAACAATTTAAAGATTTAGTAGAAGATTATATGTCCCTCTGGATTGTAAAAAATCTGCTAATAGATGACATCAAAGCAAGAGGGGTTAGCATTAAGTGGAATAATGGTGGTGGGCAAAGTGGATACAAGAAAAATGATAGCATAGCTGAACTTAATAAAACTAATGCACAAATGCTAAAGCTTTTAAATGAATTAGGAATTAAAGCTACTGTAGCAGACAGTGGTGATGATGATGACTTATAACAAATATATCCAAGAATACTTAGATATTATTGATAATGAAGTATTTGCAATGTGCAAAGAACAAAAGTTATTATCAAAATTCATAAAAAAAATATTTGAGACAGAAAATCTAATTATAGATGAAGAAAAAATAGAAAAGTATTTTTCTTATCAGAAATATTTCCCTTTTGATTTATTTCCGTGGGAGAAATTTTTATTTATTTTACATAATTGCTTATTTAAAGAAAATGGATTGCCAAGATTTGCAGATTTATTTATTCTAGTTGGCAGAGGTAGTGGTAAAAATGCATATTTGGGATATGAAGATTTTTGCTTGATTACTCCAACTAATGGAATAAAAAACTATGACATAGATATTTCTGCTAACAGCGAGGACCAAGCTAAAACAACTTTTATGGATATTTATAATATATTAGAAGATCCAAAACATACGAAAAAAATGAAAAAACATTTCTACTGGAATAAAGAAGAAATTATAAATCTTAAGACGAAAAGTAAAATTAAATTTAGAACTAATAATCCAAAAGGAAAAGATGGCCTAAGAAGTGGGAAAGTTGATTTTGATGAGATACATGCTTATCAAAATTGGGAAAATATAAATGTATTTACTACTGGTTTAGGTAAAAAAGACCATCCAAGACGAACATATATAACAACTAATGGAGATGTGAGAGATGGTCCATTAGATAATCTATTAGAAAAAGCGATGTTAATCTTAAATGGAGAAGTTGAAGATAATGGATTTTTACCTTTTATTTGCCGACTAGATGATGAAGATGAAGTACATAATCCAGAAAATTGGGCAAAAGCAAATCCGAGTTTGCCTTATAGGCCTTCTCTTATGGAACAAATGAAAAAGGAATATGCAGATTATAAAATAAATCCTTATGTAAATAGTGCCTTTATGACCAAAAGAATGAATATTCCAAAGGGAAGTAAAGATATAGAAGTTACTTCTTGGGAAAATATATTAGCAACAAATAAAGAAATACCAGATTTAGAAGGCGCAAGCTGTACTATAGGAATAGATTACACAAAAGTAAACGACATGATGACTGTAGGATTACTTTTTTTAAAAGGTGGAATATACTATTGGATAACTCATAGTTGGTTTTGTATTAATTCACGAGATAAAGATAGAATAAAAGCACCTTTAGAAGAATGGGCAAGGCAAGGATTATTAACAATTGTCGATGACATTGAAATTAACCCGAATTTAGCCACAGAATGGATACAGGAACAGTTAATTAAGTATAATTTCTTAAAATTAGGAGTAGATAATTTTAGACTTGGATTAATAAGTAAAAATTTAAAAGAAATTGGAATAGAAATAACAAATAAAAATGAAGTAAAAATAATTAGACCTTCTGATATTATGAAAATAGTTCCTGTTATAGATAGTTTATTTAATAATAATAAAATAGTATGGGGAGATAATCCTTTAATGCGATGGTTTACTAATAACACGAAACTTACTGATAAGAGTTTAGGCAATTATGGATATGATAAAATAGAGCCTAAAAGTAGAAAAACAGATGGATTTATGGCTTTTGTTCATGCTATGATTGCTGCACAAGATACATTAGAGGATGAGGATAATTCAGAATTATTCTTTATGCCACCATTAGTATTTTAAAAGGAGGTGAGAAAATTGTGAGTATAAAAACATGGCTTATGGATTTTTTAGGGGCAAATATTAATAAAGGCAAAATAGTAGATGATGTAATAGAAAATGAACTACAAGAAATATACTATAAAGAATTAGCAATTCAAACAGCTATAACTTTAATATCAAACGCAATATCAAAGTGTGAAATTAAAGTATATGAAAAAAATAAAGAAGTAAAAAATAAACTCTACTATACTTTAAATGTTGAAGCTAATAAAAATGAAAATAGCAGTCAACTTTGGCATAAAGCTATAGAAAAAATGATTTATAGAAATGAAAGTTTATTAATTAATATAAATGAAGATTTTTATTGTGCTGATAGTTATGCGTGTGATGAATATCCTATTAAAGGGAATATTTATAAAGGAATTTCTGTAGGAAATTTACAACTAAACAGAACATTTAAAAGTGATGAAGTATTAAGACTACAATTAAATAATGCTCATATAAAAAAATTAATTGATAGATTATACGAACAGTATGGAGAATTATTATCTTATGCTGCTAAAAACTATAAAAAAAGCAATGGAACAAAATATAAGTTAATTTTAGACCAAGTCAAAGCATCAGATGAAAAATTCCAAGAAACTTATAGAGAAGTTGTTCAAAAGCAATTAAAAGATTTTATAGAAAATGAAAATGCAGTATACCCACAGTACAAAGGATATGATTTGCAAGATGTTTCTCCAACTGCGAATAAAGATAGTTCTGATTTTAGGAATTTAAGAAAGGAAATGTTTGAGATAGTAGCACAAGCATTTCAGATACCAGTAAGTTTAATGCTAGGTAATATTACTAACATGAATGAAATAACAAAAACATTCCTTACATTTTGTATAGATCCAATAGCAGATATGATTTCAGAAGAAATTACTAGAAAAACATCAGGTAATTATAATAATTGGGTTAAAGGAAATTATGTAAAAGTAGATACATCAACTATTAACCATATAGACATATTAGATGTTGCTGAAAAAGCCGATAAACTAATAGCATCTGGAACATGCTGTATTGATGAGGTAAGAGAAATAATAGGATTTGATAAACTTAATACTGAATTTAGTATGAAACATTTTATAACTAAGAACTATGATACAGCAGAAAATAGGCTAATAGGTGATGAACAAAATAATAAAGGAGGTGAATAAAATGAAAAATAAAAAATATTTTCAATTAACTCAAAATGATAATGAAGTTGATATACAAATATACGGTGATATAACATCATGGAATTGGTTTGAAAGTGATGTATCAAGCTATACATTGTCTAAACAAATTGAAGGTTTAGAGTGTGATGTTATAAATGTATATATTAATAGTTATGGTGGAGAAGTAGCTGAAGGATTAGCTATATATAACCAATTAAAGCGACATAAAGCAAAAGTAAAAACTGTATGCGATGGATTTGCATGTAGCGCCGCTTCGGTTGTATTTATGGCTGGAGACGAAAGAATAATGTCTACTGCATCATTACTAATGATACACAATGCATGGATACATGTTAGTGGTAATTCAAAAGAATTAAGAAAACAAGCAGAAACATTAGACAAAATAACTCAAGCAAGTATTAATGCGTATATGCAAGAAGTGAATATAACAGAAGAAGAACTAAAACAAATGCTTGATGATGAAACTTGGATAACTCCACAAGAGGCAATTGAAAAAGGATTTATTACAGCTATAGTAAATGAAAAAGAAGCTGAAGAAGTTAGTCAGTCAGTTAAAAAATCATTAATGGAAGTAATTTTAAATTCTAAATCTAAAAAAGATGATGAAGACAAGAAAAAATGTCAAGATCAAGATGATGATAACAAAGATTTAGATAAAAATGATGATGAAGATGATAAAGAAAAAGATGATAAGACTGACGATAAAGAAAAAGATGATAAGACTGACGATAAAGAAAAAGAACTTGTAAGTTCTTTTTTTAATGCAATAAAAGATTAAATTTATAGGAGGTAGGCAAATGTCTTTTTTAGGAAATAAAAAATTAAAACAACAAGAGGTTGCAACTAAAATGCAAACTGTATTAACTGGAGGAAATGAAGAAGAAATAAAACAAGCATGGATAGAATTCCAAAATGCTATAGTAGAAGATATAAAATCCGACTTTGAAGAATATCAACAAACTGGAGATAAAAATATATTAGCACAAAGAGGTTATAGACAATTAACTAGCGCTGAAGAAAAATTCTATAATAAATTAATAGAAGCATCAAAAATGAGAAATGTTCAACAAGCTGTAACTACTTTAACTGACTTAACTGACAATAAATTAATGCCTGAAACAGTTATAGAAGATGTTTATAGGGATTTAGTTGAAGAACACCCATTATTAAGTAAAGTTAACTTCCAATCAGTAAGATATGCTACAAAATGCATATTTAATGACCATACTAAACAAGCAGCAGTTTGGGGAGAAGTAGATGCAGAAATAACTAAAGAAATAGCTTCAGCATTCAAAGTTATGGAAATGACTCAAAACAAATTATCTGCTTTTGCAGTAATTCCTATGGGAATATTAGATTTAGGACCAACATTTTTAGATGGATATATAAGAGCAATATTAAAAGATGATATAGCTGTAGCTTTAGAAGAAGCAATAGTTAAAGGCGATGGAAAAGGAAAACCAATTGGATTAATGAAGAAATTAACAGGAGCATTAGATGGTGTTTATCAAGATAAAACTGCATTATCAGTAACAGATTTTGGGGTTAAATCCATGGGGGCTTTAATAGCTAAACTAGCTAAAAATGAAAAAGGTCAAAATAGACCAGTAAGAGGTTTAACATTAATATGTAATGCTAATGATTACTATACTTTAGTAGCACCTGCTGTAAGAGTCCAAAATATGAGTGGGGCATATGTTGACAATTTTGCATTTCCTATGGAAGTAGTAATAAGTGAAGCAGTTCCTGCTGGAAAAGCAGTAATGGCTATGTTAGACAACTACTGGATGGGTGTAGGTTTTGCTAAAGATGGAGTAATAGAATTTTCTGATGAATACAAATTCTTAGAAGACCAAAGAACATATAAAATAAAAACATATGGTGTTGGTAGAGCTATATGCGAAAATGATGCTTTAGTATTGGACATAAGTGGATTAGGAGAAGCTGTTATACCTGTTAAAGTAAAAGGCACTGTATCTACTAAAGAACAAGCTTAATCAAAGAAGGTGATCTTATATGGATAACCTTCTTCAAAGATTAAAAGAAAAATTAAATATTACGTGGGCGGAAGAAGAAACAGAAAACCGCCTACAGACAATTTTAGAAGATGCTATATTAACTTTAGATTATAAATTAGGAGCAGATGTAGATTATTCTAGTGGCATGGAAAGAAGTTTACTGCTTAATTATTGTATGTACGCATGGAATAATTGTGAGAATGAATTTGATGACAATTATTTTAATAGTATTATGCAGTTAAGACAAAAATATGAGGTACAAAATGAAAATAACCAATTATAACGATGGATACATAAGAGTATATAAAGAAAGAAATAAAGAAAGTGATTTTGGAGCTAGAAAAAATATAAAAACATTTGACGATTTAGAATTTATAGTTAAATTAGCTTATAAAGAATGTAGCAAAAGACAACAAGACTTTGATTTTGCAGAATCAAGAAATAGAACTCTAAATATAAAAATAAAGACAAGATTTTATAAAAATATATCTAACTATGACAAAATAGTTATAAATAATATATTATACGATATAGTCTATATTGATATTGATAAAGAAAATCGAGAGCTTTATTTTTATTTAGAGGAGGTGAGAACTATTGCTTGATGATATAAAGCGAGCATTAGAAGAATTAGGCTATAAAGCTTATTATGGTCGTTCATTAGCAAAACCTAATGACGACTGGAATTATTTTGTATTCAATAAAAGCAGGACATCCAGAGCGGGGACAAATAGAAGAGATTACAATAAATATTATCAAATACATTTTATTTGTGAAGATTACATAGAAGAAGATTTTGAATTTAAAATAATAAAACAAATAACTGAAAATACAAAATTAAAATTAGCAGATACAGAAATTGAATTTAATTATACAACAAAAAGTAATACTGATAGAGTAGTTGAAATTTGCACAATAGAATTTGTAAAGGCTAAAAAAGGTTGTGAGTTATAATGGCAGGTATAAATTTTACACTAAATTTTGAGGATGCAGAAAAAATACAACAAGCTATAGAAAATTATGGAAACAAAGCCGAAGATACGATAAATAAATATATACACGGAAAAGGAAAAGATAAATTAATAAAATCTATAGAAAATTGTATGCCTGTATCTAATAGAAATAAAAAACATGCAAAATTTTCAAACTCATTATCAAATAAAAATTTTAATTTAGGTGTAAGAATTACAACAAAGTCTAAATTTAATTACCTTATATTCCCTATGGATGCTATAGGAACAAGCAAAGGTAAAAATGAAAATCCTTTTATGGAAAAAGGTATCGAAAACGTAAAAGATAATGTTATAAATGAAATTTTAGATGAGTTAGGAGGTTTGAATATATAATGGCTAGTTATGCTAAAGTGTACTCAGATTATGAAATAAAAGAAAGTGCCATTAAATTTAATGGCGAAAATGAAATAGCAACAACAAAAGTTGGTTGCGTAGGGTCTCTAACTGAAGAGATGGATGTAAGAACTGTAACAAAAAAATGTGAAGGAGTAGTAATAAAATCTAGAACTAAAGGTACTGGAACAGGAACTTTAACTGTAAGTATGCATATGTTATGGAGCTTATATGTAAAAGTATATGGTATGGTATTTACAGATAAACTTGCAGAAGGTGTATATGGATATGGTAGAGATAGTATTCACCCAGAATTTACATGGGTTGCTAAAGTGCTAGATGAAGATGGAGTAGAAAAATATTTAGCATATCCAAATTGTGTTATAAATTCTGGAACAAGTAAAAAAATAGAAAATGGTTCTGAAGAGGTAGCAGAAATAGAAATGACTATTGCAGTATCTCCTGATGACCAAGGTTTTGGTAAATATGAATGCATGGCAAGTGAATTAGCTTCTGATTCTCAAATTGCATCAAAATGGCTAACTGGATTTAATTTTGATTTAATAAAAAAAGCATAGAGGGATAAAAAATGAAATGTACATTTAAAGAATTAACATTAGAAAATGGAGAAGTTATAAAACTAACTCTAAATTTTGCTAGATTATTACAACTAAAGAATAAAAGAAAAAAAGATTATGAAGAATATAACAATATATATATAAAAGAAGATAAAGATGCTACTTTTAGTGCAATAACAATATTATATACAGCATATTTATGTGCTAATATAGAACATCTAGATGACAATACTTTGATGAGCAAAGAAGAATTTATGGAAAATATACCACAAAGTTTTGTACTTATAAGTAATTTATCGAATGAATTGGCGAATCCAAAACAAAAAAAAATTTCAGGGATGCCTTTACAAAAGCAACAAAGAAGATAACAGGATCTCAAAAAATTAAAATACCTAAATTTAAGCTAGAGGACATAGAGGATTATTATACCTACTATGTCCTTATTTTAGGTATAAGCGAAGATTTATTTTGGAATATAGATATATCTTCTTTAGAAGGCATAGTTGCTAATAAAGTAGCATATGACAACTACATTAATTATGTAAAACAGAGGGAAATAGAAAGGAGGGGAAGATAAGTGGCAAACAAAACACAGGCTCAAATAGAATTTAAAGCAGTGACTTCAGAGTTTCGTTCTGGGATAAGAGACATAAGTAAAGATATGACAACTTTTACAAACGAATTAAGATTAAATTCTACACAATTAAAAGGAAATTCAGACGATATAAATCTTTTAGAACAACGACAAAATATATTACAACAACAATATAATGCATCAAGCCAAAAAGTAGAATTATTAAATCAATCATTAGAACAGGCGAAAAATATACTTGGAGAAAACTCCAATGAATACAGAAATCTTAATAATGAGTTACTTAGAGCACAAACTCAACAACAAGCTATACAAAATGAAATAAATCAAACATCACAAAGACTTAATGATTTAAGAAGTGCAAGTCAAGAAGCTGGACAAGAAATAGGACAGTTAGGAAATGATACAAATTCATTATCTAGATTAACTACAGAAATAGATCAGCAACAACAAGAGTTAAATAGACTAAAAGAAGAATATAAAAATGTAGTATTAGAGCAAGGACAAAGTTCAAATGAAGCTCAGCAATTAGCAAGTAGAATAGGACAGTTATCTAATGATTTAAGGGAAAACCAAAATAGATTGCATGAAGTTAGTAGTGCTGCTGATGAATTAGATAACAGTTTAAATGATGCTGCAGATGGAGCACAAGAAGCTGGAAATGCACTAGAAGATGCATTAGCTATAGAAGGTGTAGACGAGTTAACAGATGCATTTAGTGGAATAGCAGACAGTGTAAAAGAATTTGGATTAGAAGGACAAAGTTCGCTTAATCAATTGCAAGCACAATTAGGGCTTACAAACGATGAAATGGGCGAATTTGAAGGAATAATAAATGAAATTTATGCAGATAATTTTGGAGAATCACTATCAGATATAGGCGAGAATATGGCATTGGTACATCAAAACACAGGTTTAGCAGGAGAGGCGCTAAAACAATGTACAGAAGATGCATATCTTTTAAGTGATGTTTATGAAATTGACATAGCTGATAGTACAAAAGCAGCAGATGCATTAATGCAGAAGTTTGGACTTACAGCAGATGAAGCATATAATCTTATAGCACAGGGAGCAGAAAGCGGACTTAATAAAAATGATGATTTAATTGATGTAATTACGGAATATTCTCCTTCTTTTGCTAATGCAGGATATTCAGCTGAGGACATGTTTAATGCTCTTGCAAATGGGGCAGAGACAGGGGCATTTAGTGTAGACAGTTTAGGTGATGCATTTAAAGAAATGAATATAAGAATTATGGACGGTTCAGCCGATGATTATTTAAAAAAGTTAGGGTTTAATGCTGATGAGTTTCGTGAAAAATATGCAAAAGGTGGAGATAGTGCTAAACAAGTCACACAGGAAATGATAGAGCGTTTAAGCAAAATGAAGGATAAGCAAGAACAATATAATGTAGGTGTTGGTATATTCGGAACAATGTACGAAGATAATGCTGCAGAAGCTATATTTGCGTTAGGAGATCTTAATGGAGAGATAGATAATTCTAGAGACAAATTAGGTGAAATGAACAAAGTCAAATATAATGACTTAGGAAGTGCACTTGAAGGAACGAAAAGAATATTACTTACAAACTTACAACCTGCGATAAGTGCAGTAACAAGTGGAATAACAACATTATTACAAAGTTTTGCTAATATGCCTAAACCTGTGCAACTGGTAATAACTGCTGTAGTAGCATTAGGAACGGCTTTTGTAGGAATAACAACAGTTATAGGAATGGTTTCATCTGTAGCTGGAATATTTACATCGGGGTGGAGTGTTCTCACCGGGGTATTTGCAGCAGTTAAGACGGGAGTAATTGCAGCAACAGGTGCTATTGGAGCAATAAGTGCACCAGTTTTAATAGCAATAGGAGTTATAACAGCATTAGTTGCTATTGGTGTACTACTGTATCAAAATTGGGACACAGTAAAAGCAAAAGCAACAGAGGTTTGGAATGCAGTAAAAGACACTATATCTAATGTGTGGGAAGGAATTAAGAATGTATTTAGTACAGTATTAAGTGCTATACAAACAGCTATACAAATGTATTTTGATATGTATAAGACAATAATAGTTACTATTATAACTGCAATAAAGACAGTAGTAACAACAGGTTGGAACGGAATAAAAGCAGTATTTACTACAGTTTTAAATGCAATTAAGTCAGTAGTATCAAATGCATTTAATGGTATTAAATCTACTATTACAACGATATTAAATGCAGCTAGATCAGTTGTATCTAATGTTTGGAATGGAATAAAAAGTGTTGTAAGTAATGTATGTAGCGGTATATCAAGCACTGTATCAAATAAATTTAATTCAATTAAAAGTACTATATCTAATATAATGAATAGCGCTAAAAGTATAATGAGTAATATTTGGAATGGAATAAAGTCTACTGTAAGTAACGTTTGTGGAGGTATTACAAGTATAGTTTCTAATAAATTTAATGCAGTGAAAAATACAATATCTAATGTAATGAATAGTGCTAAAAATGTAGTATCAAATGGCATTAGTAAAATAAAAGGATTTTTCTCAAATTGTCACTTAAGTTTCCCTAAAATAAAGCTACCTCATTTTTCAATTAGTGGAAAACTTAGTGTAAATCCTCCAAGTGTACCGAAAATATCGGTAAACTGGTACAAACAAGGTGGTATTATGACACAACCAACTATATTTGGAGCTAGAAATAATACTCTTTTAGCAGGAGGAGAAGCAGGAGCAGAAGCGATTTTACCACTAGATAACTTTTATAATTATTTAGATTCAAAATTAGATAAATTTATTAGTGAAGATAATACAGCAAGTGAAGTCAGAAGGTTATCAAATATAGTTTCAAACTTAGAACTTAAATTAGATATAGATGGTAGAGAATTTACTAGAACTGCAGTAGCACCAAATCAAGATGAATTAGATGATTATAATACAACTAGAAATATGAAATTAAAATACTAAATAAGAAGGAGGGGTAAAATGGAAAAAAAATTAATATTTAATAATATTTGTTCAGAAGAATTAGAAATAATAGTTGTTGAAGGCCCTCCAGAAGTGTTGTCAGAAGAAGAATATGAAGAAATAAGTATAGAAGGTAGAAATGGGACAGTTACTATAAATAAAGGTACATTTCCAAATATAGAAAAGAGTTTTATTTTAACTACTATAAATTTAGATCAAGACATAAATCTAATGATAGAGAAGGTTAAAAAATGGTTATTTGATATAAAAGATAATAAATTATTATATTCAATTGAAAATAAATATAACATTGTAAAAAAAGTTATTATTGAGGAAGATATAAAAACAACATTTGAAGAATTTGGAGACTTTAAAGTTAAATTTATTTGTGAACCTTTTTATTATAATTTATTAGAAAAAAATATAATAGTAACACAAAAACAAACGACTATATATAATAGTGGTGATTTTACAAGTAGCCCTAAGATAATTATATACGGAACAGGAGATTTACAGATAACGATTAACGATACTACTGTACAGATTAATAATGTTGATGAAAGAGTTTTGCTAGATAGCAAACTTTTTTTATGCCTAGATAAAGATAATAATAATAAAAGTATAGATATGATAGGAAATTTTCCTTTGTTAGATAAGGGGGAAAATACTATAACATGGATAGGAAGTATAACCAAGTTAGACATAGAACCAAGAACTATTTATAGATAGGAGGGAGTATTATGAATAAAGCAGTTAAAATATGTATTTTCAATAAAAATACTCCTAAAGAAACGGTAATTTTGAGTAATGGTGATGCAATACTTGATAATATTTGTACAAGCTGCAAAGTTACAGAAAATTTAGATGGGACATATGGATTAGATGCAGAGTTTATAATTGACGATGACGGATTGTGGGAATATCTACAAGAAGAAGCTATATTAAAAATAAAGGTTGATTATGGAGATGAATATTTCAGGATAACAAAACCAAGAAAAACACGAAATAGAATAATCATATACGCTATACAAGTCACAATATATGAAACTATTCACTTATGGCTTAATGATGTAAGGCCTACTGGATTAAATGGAACAGCAGCAATAAATTGGATATTAGATGGGGCGGTAGGAGTTAAAGAATTAGAAGTATATTCTAATATATCTGCATCTAATACTGCTTACTATGAAGATATGAATATGTATAAAGCTATACATGATTGTGATCAATCATTTCTCAACCGCTGGGGAGGAGAAATACAAAGAAGAGGATATCTTTTAAAAATACTTGATAAAGTAGGAAAAGATAGAGGAGTACAAATAAGGTCATGTAAAAATTTAAAAGGATTTGAAGCGAATACAGATGTAGATAGTATTACAACTAGAATTAAACCAAAAGGTTATGACGGAATAACCATTAATGGCTTTATAGATAGCCCTATATTGAATAATTATGCTAGAGCTTATACTAAAGAATTTACTTATAGTGATGTAAAAGTAAAATCTTCAGAGAGTGAAACAGAAGGATTTAACACACTAGAAGAAGCTCAGGCCGAACTAAAAAGGTTAGCACAATTAGAATATACTGAAAATAATGTAGATATTATCAGTGCGGATTATACTATAGATTTTGTTGATTTAAGTCAAACTGAAGAATATAAAAACTATATAAAAGCAGAAAAAGTTTATATAGGCGATGAAGTATCAGTTTTTGAAAGTAAATTAAATATAAATGTAGTTGTAAGAGCAATAGAAAGAAAATACAATGTTTTAACACAGAAAGTAGAAGAAATAAAACTATCAAATAAAGATATAGGTAGAAAATCAATAAATGACGTAATGATTGATATTTCAAAGGATATAGAAAAGAATGATAATTCAATAGAAAAATGGATACAAAGTTTTATAAATTCAGGAATAAAGGACAGTTATGTATTTTACAATAAAGAAGAATTAGTTGTATGTGATAGCCCTACTATAGAAGAAGCTATACATGTATGGAGATTCAATAAAAATGGATTAGCACATAGTGCAAATGGATATCAAGGACCATATGATGTAGCTTTAACAGCAAATGGCCAAATAAATGCAAATATGATTTTAGCGGGTACATTAAAAGGACAGTATATAGATGCTAGAAATATGGTTATAAAAGATGAAGATGGAAATGTAACCTTTTCAGTAGGTAGTGATGCGATTGTAAGAATGATACAAGGACTTATAGATATTTCAGATGAAGGGATAAGAATTAACTTACAAGATAGTGAGAGTAACATTGTAGGTTATGTTATCTATGATGGTCAAGGTGTTCAAATATTTACAAATAATGACGAGCCTATAAGTTCATTTCATAGAGAGGGAGCTTATACAGAAAAATTAGTTACTGACAAGTTGATATGTTCTCAAGTTGTACAAATAGCTGATTTTAATGGATGTCCTCTTGATTGGTACATAGCACCAACTGCTACTGGAGAAGGTACAGGTAAAGATGAAAATAATAAGGCAAACTCTTTAAAAGATGTATTAAGGCATATAAAACAATATGGATATAAATTTAATAATGTAATTACTATTCATATAGAAGAAAATTGTATATTGAACGAAGATGTAGTTATACAAGACTTTATGGGAACGTTATTTAAAATAGTATTAGGAAAAAATGTTGTCATAAATTGTAAAAAATTTAAAGTAGAAGATTTGCTTAGTAGAATGACAATAGAATATGATGCTGATAAAAGATTAGTAGCTGGAGAAATAACTCAAACAGATTATAATAATTATCCAATTATAAATTTAGTTGATTCTTCTTTAGAAAATTATGTATTTTCAGCATCTAATGTAAATTATGTCGAAATAAAAGGAATAAGATTTCATGGAGTAGAGGGTACTACAGGAATTGGTTCATTTGCTGCTTCTAATATAGTTATAGATAATTGTGACTTTTCAGGAGTAGATAAATGTGTAGTTGCTGATGGGCAAAGTAAAGTTTCACTGGGGTGGAGTTCTGGAAATGTTGAAAAAATTGCAAGTGTATATAATGGTAGTATATTTACTTCAAGTAGAATAATACCAAAATATTCAGATAATGAAATGGTATATGTTTCAGAAAATGCTATATTTATACCTAATACAAACGGTTACACTCAATTTGATACATTATATACTCCTACAACAACATCTACAAGTACAAATATAACAGATAATATTTGTATAGATACTGCTAACTTATATACATTAGTAGAGGGTGAAGGCGAAGAGGATGAACAAACCGTACCAAGAAAAGGATATACAGGGCAGGGCAAATATAAAGAAAACTCAAAATCACATAGAGGGTATATCAAATTACCTGTAAGTGTAATCAAAGATGTATTATCAAATAAAAAAGAATACAATGTAAAACTTAGAATGACAAGACTCAATACGGAACATGGTTACAATAGTAAAACACCACATCCGATTATTAGAGCGGTAGGTGGAAGTAGCGGAACAACAGATTATTGGGACAGTAATATTAAATTTGCTAGAGGAGAAGCACAAGATATAACATTGCCTGCATCAATAGTACAAGCTATAGAAAAAGGAGCTACTTCATTAGAATTATTCGTAAATAGCAATCAATTAGAACAGTATTCTTTCTATGGAGATGTAAGCCTTATAGTAGAAGGTACAAATAGTAATCCTGGAGAGGAAGATAAACCAAGTGGTCCAGTAGGTACAGGTGAAACTGCTTATAATGCAACTGGTACAACAACAGCTAATCTTAATGTGAGAAAAGGAGCTGGTGTAAACTATGGAATAATTACAACTCTACCACAAGGAACAACAGTTACAATAGTTGCCAAAGACAATGCCACAGGTTGGTACAAAATAAGTTACAATGGAGCTTATGGTTATGTTTCAAATAAATATATCACTATAACATCAACAGGGACAACAATAGATCCTACAATTATTCAAGATTTCCCATATGCAGATGAAATGGTAGAAGTTGGACTAACATATTGGAGAGTGTGTGACAATGAATATACACAAGGTCAATCATGGTCACAAGGTTTTACCTATAGAAGTGCAAATACTCCGCTTAGTGGTAGCTGTACAGCTGACCAAGACGTTGCCGATTCATTATGGGTAGCAGTTACTAGAAGTGGAAAGACAAGACATTATAAAGCAATAGATTGTAGTACATTCTCAGGCATGATGACAAAAGGACTTGAATATGCGAATGGTCCATATGCCAATAAAACAAACTTTACTAATTTCCGTAAAGATAAATTGCAGAAAAGTAGTAAGAGTTGGGCATTTAACATGGTCAAAGCAGATGGTACATGGGCAAGAGAAGCAGCAGCTCAATGTGAGTATTTCGATAGAGTCGGCCTTGGAATTGTATATTACAGAAATGTAGATACAGGAAAAACTTACGGAAGCAAAGGCTCAACTGATGATAATTTCTCACCAATAAAAAAAGGGGACTTAATATTCTATTCTAAAAAAGACTCTAGCGGAAATTGGAAACAACCTAATAGATATATGAAGGTTTCTCATGTAGCAGTATGTTATGGAGATAATTCTAGTGGTAAAAAGTCAGTTATAGAATCTACAAACGGAACTATGACAAAGAATCACACGTTTGATGACGGAACAACAATTAATGCCGGTATAAGAATAGTTTCTATAGCAGGTAATTCGGGATATGCTGACGATATTGTAATGATAGTAAGACCTCAACCTAGTCATTACAATGGAACATTACCAGGAGGCGGAACAGAAAGTGGTGGTACTGGTGGAGGTACAACAGGCGATGGAGTAACAGATGCAGGTACAACTGAATATACAAATTGTGTTTCAGAGCAAGGTACAATAGACGGCAATAAATATGTATATAAATTAAAAACTTGTAAAATAACAGCTTATGGTGGAGACAGTGGAAGTGCTTGTAATATACCATTGAATTTAGGTCGTACTTGTGGTTCATTCAACCTTCCGTATGGAACAAAAGTCTACATTCCAAGCCTTAAAGGTAAAAGTATTACAGACGGAAATGGAAAAACAGTAACTTGCGATGGTATATTTACAGTAAATGACACGGGTGTAGGCGGAACAGACTTTGACCTTTATATGAGTACAAAATCAGATACAAATGCAGAAAGTGTATTTGGAAATACAAGAAGAGAAGATGTCTACATATTAAGTTATGGCAGTGGATATGGTTATGCTTGGTCATACACACAAAGTTATAAATGGGCTTACAATAATGGAACTTTAAGCGCTTATAAAGTGGCTTTCAAGGACTATATCAAATATGGAGGTACGCTAATAAACTTCCTTAAATTCAAAAATGATGATGCAAATATAAGAAGTTCTACATATTGGAGCATATTAAACAGTTAGAAAGGAGTGAAACGCTTGAGAGATTACAATATAGAAAGCGATTTAAAGCAAGAAAAATTTGAAGTAATAAAACTTGTACAAGGTGATAAGGGAAATAAACTCACTATTAATGTACTTGAAGATGGAAAGCCAGTCAGTTTGACTGGCTGTTCTATTACTGCTAAATACAAGAGAGCAGATGGACAAGTAATAAATGGATCCGTAACAAATATATCTAATAATTCATTTGATGCCGTAATAGATAGTGATATAACAAAAGTATCAGGAGTTTTAAAAATGCTATTCTCCATAGAAAAAGACGATGTAAAAGTAAGTACATTCTTATTATTAGCAGATGTAAGAGAAGGATTATTAGAAAATACAGGAAGCTCAGGAGGTGGAGAAGTGACAGTAGATCTAAAAGATTACCAAAAGAAAACGGACAATGGATTAGAAACAAAAAATAAATACATTGTTGGAGCTATTAATGAGGTAAATTCGCAATGTAAAGATATTGTGAACGAATTAGGTCGAGATAGTGAAGGTAATCCCATTGATATGGGAACTATTGCGACCAATATTAGAGGTGCTATAAAAGAATTAAAGGATAATCAAGGTAATAGTGGAGATGGTTCAAGTTATACATTACCGATTGCCACATCAACAAAACTTGGAGGTGTAAAACCAGTTAATAAAACTAATGAAATGACACAAGAGGTTGGTGTTGATGTGGAAGGCAAACTATATACGAAGCCTACTATGAATGGTACTGGTAGCACAACTACAGAAGATATAGCAACTGCTGAAAGTACTTTTTCAGCAAGTGTAATAGATTTACAAAAAATATCTACTGGAAGTTATAAAGGTAATCATAACACAGTTATGTTTGTTGCAACAGCCAATACTACTTTAAGTGTTGGTTCAGATGATTTATTGGGTAATTTTGGTAGTTATATGATATCAACAGCAGTAGTAGCTCCTATGGAAAATTTTACAGAAGAAGACGGTATTATTACCTTAACACGAAATCCTAATTATACTGGTACAGTTGCTTTTATGAATGGTAGATGTGGATTTACAGCAAATTTAGAAAAAGATAAAACATATACATTTCATGTGGATAATATTAGTTGTAATTTTTATTTGTACGCAGTTGAAAATTTACCATATTCAGACAACACATTAGGACCTGGGGATTTATTAAAAAGTACTATAATTACTGGAGGTTCAAATATAACTTATACATTTACTCCATCTAAAAATTATAAATTTCTTAGAATTGCTTGTAATAGTCTCCCTGCTACAATTACAAGGGCAACATTGGTAGAGGGTTCAGTTGCAGGAGAATATGGAGGAAGTAAACAAACATACTCACTAAAAACTAGAGAAATCAAGTATCTTAAAAATATAAAAAATATAAATTGTGTTGGTACAGGTGATTTTTATGTATCTCCTGTTGCAATTACAGAAATTAATGACATAAAAACAGAAGATGGAGCAATAAAAACTTATGCTACAGATAAAGTTTATGTAAATTTCGGGGACAGTATTTGGGCATTTGCAACAGGTGAGGGGAGTATAGGAAATTTATCTGATTATATGAAAAAATATTGTGGTGGAACTTGGTACAATTTAGCTACTGGAGGAACTACAATGGCAATAAGAACTGGTGGGGCAGCTGGATATGATATATTTGATTTTTGTAATTTAGCAGATTGTGTGGTTAGTGGAGATTTTTCAGAACAAAAAGCATTTACCGGGGCTACTACAAATATATCAAATGTAGATAATGTAGATTGGAGTAAAGTTGATTATATTACAGTATCATATGGAACTAATGATTTAGCTTTCGGTGGTACTATAGATAACGAAACAAATTTATATGATAAAACTACAGTATGTGGTGCCTTACGTTATGCGATAAAAACAATATCAAGTGCTTATCCAAAAATAAAATTCAAAGTGTTAGGGATAATTTATCGTCATGCAGATGGAATTAATAATTCAACTATAGTAGAATGGAATAACAAAATAAAACTTGCCTGTGAATACATGGGGGTTGAATATATAGATATAAGAAGTTTATGTGGTATAAATGAAGGTAATTACAGTAGTTATTCTTATGATGGGACACATTTAAACGGAGCAGGTAAAGATGCTTATGCAAAAGGATTTGCAAGTACAATAATAAACATTTAGTCTAGTTCACAATTTAAAAATATTGCGTACCATTTTCCCTATGTAGGAAGAATGGTATTTAAATCATTTTATAGTATAATAACTGTAAGGGGGTGAAAAAGATGTAAAATGTAAGAGGAGATATAAAAACAACTATATATAATTAAAAAAACTAAATCTATTTTAAAAAGGGCTGTAGCGGTACAGTCCTTTTTTATTTACAGAAAGGAATTTTGCATGAATGATGAATGGTTAAAAGACACACTAAAGAGACACGATGAAAGGCTGCAAAGACATTCTGAAAGAATAGACAAACTAGAAAATACACAGTCTGAAATGGCAGTAAAAATAGAAAATCTATGCAATACTATAGACAAATTAGCAAGCAACTTAAACAAACTAACTTATGCAATTATAACAGCATTGGTTAGTTTTTTCTTTTATGCAATACAAAATAATTTATTTAATTAATAGGAGGTAAATATGTTTGATTTAAATTTATTAGGTAGCTATTTAGTTTTAGTAGTAGTAGGTATTTGTGTATGTGTAGGATATGTTATAAAAACAAGTTTTAGTTTTATAGATAATAAATACATACCTTGCATCATGGCACTTTTAGGATGTGCTTTAAACATATGGATAGCTGGATATGTAAGTCCAGAAGTTATACTTGGTGGATTATTTTCAGGACTTGCTTCTGTTGGCTTACATCAAGCTTTTAAGAACTTGATAGAAAAATAGATATAAATACTTTATAAGGTAACTGTAAGGTGCTTAGAAAGTCGATAAGAAGGTCGATTTTTTAAGCATCTTTTATTTTCAGAAAGGATTTGATAATATGACTAAATATATAGAAAATGGTATATTAAAAAATGGAATGGCTATAGGAAAAGCTAAAGTAATATCTACGAATTTACTAAAAAAGGGACATATGGTACCATACGAAGCTTTTACACCAACTAGCATAACAATACATGAGACAGATTGCCCAGATATACCAGCTACACAATTTTATTTAAGTGTTAAAAATGGCCAAAATGATTTAAACAGAAAACCTCAAGCTAGTTTTCAACTTTGTGTAGATGCTTATACAGTAAGACAAATTGTAAATTTATACAGAACTTGCTGGCATGCTGGATGCAAAGAAGGTAATGCAACATCAATAGGAATAGAGATATGCCAATATAAAAATAATAGAGAATTGCAAAAACAAGCATATTTAAATGCTGCAGAACTTGTAAAAATATTAAAATCAGAAATAACAACAGTAAAAAAAGTAAAAAGACATTATGATTGGACTAGAAAAATATGTCCTTCTTATATGATAACTAAAAAGTATTCTGGTTTAACTTGGAATTGGTTTTTAGATCAATTAAACTCTAAAGAAGAAGCTAATAAAACGAAGTATGTTAGAATATTGCAAGATATAAACATACATAGCAAACCAGATTTTGATGCTGCTAATGTAATAGGTAAAGTTACTGCTGGTGGAGCTTATACAATTACAGAAAAAATTAAAAGAACTGGAACAGATATGTATAAATTAAAATCAGGTGTTTATATAACAGCATCAACAAAATATGTAGAAGTTTTTGAAAGATAAATATTATAATATATTAAGGACGTATGAGCCTTGTAAAAATTTAGAGACATAGGAGCTCTGGCCATAAAAATAGCTAGAAGGTATAGAGACCTTCTAGCTTATTTTTTTAATATGTGCTATAATATAAGAGCAAGCAATATCCATTAAAACAAGGATTAAAACTTAATATATGTAATTATAAAATTGCTTGCAGAAAAGGACTAGAATAACTCTAGTCCTTTTTATTTTGATGAAAATTAATATTAATTAACGATTATTTATTATATAATCTTCTCTATATAGATGATAAAGTTCAAATAAATCTCTACCATCGTATTCATATTCTAATTTAAATCCTTGCCACCATATATCATCTATATGATTTGTTATTCCAAATATATATTGTTCCCCATTTTTTTCAGCTAATTTTACTTCTGCTATTTCACTTACATCAACTGTGTTGATAGAATCCTCCTTTAGAATTTTGTAATCATTCCAAGTTTTTGTTTTATAAGCTTTCATTTCTTTTCCCCTTTTCTATTATAATTTTATTGTTTTCAAAAGTAGCTGTTATTTCCCTATCTTCTGGACTAATACCCATTTCTTTAATCCATGCTACTGGAAGAGTTAACTTGTAAGACAATGCATTTTTACTTGCATTGCCTCCAGCTTTACAACAACTCACTTTTAATTGTCTTTGTTCCATGTTATTTCTCCTTTACTCTGATTCAACACAATCGAAATATCTAAACATTTCAGTTGCTTTTTCTTTATTTTCTTCACTTTCTTTTACAAATCTTAATAAACCCCCTACAAAATAATCGAAATCTCTCCAACCGTCTTCATCATGGTAACAATGTAAAAATATATGTTTTTTAGTTTCGTCTAAATAAAATCTTACTTCATATATATTTTTTCCTACGTCTGCTGAATGATGTGTAATTTCTTTTGTAAAGTTATTTTCTAGATATTTATATATATCCCATTTATTAACCTCATTAAAGAATTTTTTTCTATTTATTATTGTCATTTTCTTTTCCCCTTCCTTTTTACTCTCTTGAGCTAAGAAAGATAAGCATAAACCTAATTGAGCTTGATAATCTACTTCTGGATATTGTTCTTTTATTTCCTTTGTCATTTTATGAGCTTCTTTCATTAAATTTCTTTTCATCTTCCTTACCCCTTTCTTATTATTTATTATACTTATATAATATACTATTGGTAACCAATAGTCAAGCGAATTTGAAAATTTTTTTCTAAAATTTGTATAAATATTCCAGATACAGCTAATAATCCTAACGAAGGAGGTAATGACTATGAAAAAAATAATGCTGGAGATAACAGGGCGCATTGCATATCTAGGAATTGGAGTAGCAAGTGCTATATTGATAATGATGTAGGGAAATAATAAATAAAAAATAGCTAGGGAAATTATATTCTCTAGCTTATTTTATTTATAGCATTAACGAGCTAATTCATATGCACATCAATGCTATACATAATAATTATATATTTAGTGTAATTTCTAACTCAAAGTAATCCTCATTGCTGCCTTTTTTACACTTTTTCTTTTTAGAATATATAGCCTCTTTTATAATGCTTTTTAGCAATTCGTTTTTGCCTTCTATACTAAGGGTATTATAATTTTTTAATACATTTTCTAGCTCAGGTATTAGTTTTTTTATTTTTATAACTTTATCGTCGCCAAATTCTTTTTCTAATACTTTTTTATTTTCTTCTAGTATTCTAATCTTATCTTTTATTTTACTGGTCCTATCCTTGAATATTTCTATAGTATATACATCTTGTTCTAAGAATGTACAGCATTTTTCAAATTGCTTATTTAGTTTCTCAATTTCTTTTTCAATTCTTTTTAGATCATTGTCTACATTTCTTTTTTCTTTTATCGTTTCTTGCTCATAATTATCTACATAATATTCATAATCAGATAATGTATTTGATAACGCCTGTAAAATATGTTCTTCAACTCTATTTAGATAAGAACCTATATTTTTACAACCAGTAGTAGAACAATATAAGAAATCACCTTGAGCGCATCTCCTTTTTACCATAACTCTATTGCATTCAGAGCATCTTATTAATCCAGCAAGCGGATTACTAAGTGGTAAATCAAAGTTAGACTTATGCTGCTTTCTAGAATTTAATATATCTTGCACTTTCTCAAAGTCACTTAAAGGTATAATAGCCTCATGCAGTCCTTTATAATATTCAACAGCAGCATTTACTGGTCTAGATTTTTTTACATTACCTTTTGTATCTATATATTTTTTATATTTTCTTTCTCCATGTTTAAGATATCCAGCTACTACATTGCTTGTTAATATATTTTTTACTGAACTATAGCTCCATACACGACCGCTTCTGGAAGGATAACCGCCTTGATTAAGCCTTTTCGCTATTATACTAGCTCCAGCACTATCTTCTAAAAACCACTTAAATATTAATCTGACTATATGTGCTTCTTCTTCGTTTATAACTAACCTAAAGCCATTTTCTCCTTCTAATTTCTCTTTATTATAGCCATAAGGAAGAATAGAACCTATGTATTTACCTTGTTTTACAGATTGTTCTCTACCTCGTTGCATACGTTTAGTAATAGTTTTATACTCTCTCCTAGACATGAACAGTCCGAAGTCGACCATTTCTTCATCGAACTCATTATTTGCAAGGTCATAAGTCTTACTTGGTGTAATTATTTTACATTCCGCAGCAGTAAAGGTACTAGATACAATTTCCTGGTCTATCTTGCTACCTCTACATAACCTTGATAATTCAGTACAAAAAACACCTTCATATAATCCCTCAGATACTTTTTCTAGTAGGTCTTGCATCTTTGGACGGATAGAAATACTATCTCCAGTCTCTATTTCTCGAAATACATTTTCTTCTTCTATCTGTATTTTTAACTTGTCAGCTAATTCCGTCAACATGTTATAATGATTTTTTAGGACCTTTTCCAGTGGAATATCCTTGTCATCAGCCCTTGATTTTCTCAAATACATTGCATACATCTTATTTCCTCCTTAAAAAAAAGAGCAGCTGGTAAAACTGCCCTGATGTTTATCTATTATTATTTCTATTTTATAATTTTTGTATTACTGTCTAATTTCAAATATTGACCTTCTTTTAATGTTATTAATTTGCTTCCAGAAAAGAAATCTGAATCTTGTAAGTCTGGACCACCTTTGTAGCCTTTGCCTAAATTGTTATATAAAGAATACCAACCTTGAGCATTATCATCATCGCTTGCTATTTCCAGTTTATATTCTCCTGGTTCTACATCTTTTCCAACTCTAAACATTCCGTTTGTAAGTTCTTTTTCATTAGAAAAATCAAATTTATCTCCTAATTCACTTGGAATATATAAAGTACATTTATCTAATTGTAAGTATTGACCTTTTTTAACTTCTATATAACTAAAGTTTTCAAAGGCATTAGAATCAATAGAAGATTCCATATCTCCTGTAGTATCTGTTGTAATATCATAATTCCCCATAAATTCACCTTCATTTTTTACAAGAATATATTCTCCAGGATCTAAATCTTCACCTACTTTAAATGTACCGTTTGTTAATTCTAATGAATAATTTTTAGTATCTTTAACATTTTCTGAACTTGCTTGAACTGAATCACTATTCGATTGAGAACTGCATCCAGTAACACTAATACACAACATAGCACATAATATAATACTTAATATTTTCTTCATAACTCACCATACTCCCTCTTTTTCATTTTTCTTAAATTGTAGCAGAAAGCTATATTTATAGCATTACTTTCCAACATAATTTGATAAAAAATTAATTTTTCCCCTATATACATATAAAATATTTCGAAATACCTCAAAATACCTCTTTTGACTTAATGTTTAGTAGTATAATAATATTATAAATATTTCTAAAAAATAATATATATAACTTATGACTTGGTGTATAATATATATAAAGAATAAAATAGAACATTTGTTCTATGAAAAACGAGTTAAGGGGGAATCTATTTGGAAGAAAAGAGTGTATTATTAGAAAGAAAAGAAGAAATATTATTAGTAGACGATGAAATATTAGAAGATATAATAAAAAAAATGCAAAAACAAGTAGAAAAAAATAAATCTGTGTAAAAAAGAGGGGCTTAAAATTAAGTCCCTCTTTTCATGCTTATTACAAGCTTTATTATATTGTTGAATTCTTCATCAGATAATTGGTCTGCCAGCTGAAGTGCTTGCTTTTGCTTTTCTGTTAGATCTTCGATAGGTTTTTTATTTTCATTAATCCCTAACAAATAATCAACTGTAACACCGAAAAATTTTGCTAACTTAAACAAAGTATCTGAATCACATTTTCTTCTATTATTCTCCCAATTGTTTACAGTTTGTTTACTTACGTTCAAAACTTTTCCCAAATCTTCCTGCGTAATATCTTTTTCCAGTCGCAATTCTCTTAGTATATTTCCTTGTGTTTTCATCATGTTTTTCCTTCTTTCTCACTCATTTCCCTCTATATATAATATTCTACTTTCTGAATACTATTCCCTCTAAATTATAAAGTGATTATAACATATTTAATCGAACAAATAATTGTTATTTCAAGAAAGTATAACAAACAGAAAACTTTTTCGGAAAAACTATTGACAAGTACACGAAACGTATATATAATAAAAGTATAAATTAAATCAAGGAGGTGCAAGAATGAACTTGATGAATTTAAAAATATACAGAAATGTATATGGTTACACTCAAGAAGATTTAGCAAAAGTATTAGGAGTAACTAAAACAAGTTATGCAAATAAAGAAACAGGAAGAAGAAAAATAACATTAACCGAAGCTAAGACGATGGCTGATTTATTTGACGTCAGCATAGAAGAACTTTTTTTTAGTCATGAAGTCCACATAAAGGATACTCAATCAAGAAAAGTATGCAGTAATTTGTAATTAAGGGGGATTAAATAACATGGATTACATAAACGAAATGAACAAAACTGTAGAAAGAATAGTACAAACAGTATCATCAAGAGAAGTGGCTGAAATGATGGAAGTTAGACATGCAGATTTAATAGGAAAAATAGAAAGACATACAACAATACTAGAAAAAGTTAACGAACGAAATTTTTCGTTGGTTGATTTATGGCAATTAAGTTCTTACAAAGATGCAAAAGGTGAAACAAGAAAAGAGTATCAAGTAACTAAAAAAGGCTGTGAATTTCTAGCACATAAAACAACTGGAGAAAAGGGAGATTTATTCACTATAAGATATATGAATAAATTTGAGGAAATGGAACAGTACATAAAAGAACAACAAGTACCTCAGTTAACAGAAAAACAAATGCTGCAGTTACAAATCCTAAATGGTGATGAAATGGAGAGAATAGGAGCTTTAAAACAATATGAGGGAGTTATAACTAAACCTCTAATAGACACAATAGAAAAACAGTCAGATGCAATAAACGAATTAAAACCTCATGCAGAATATGCAGAAAGAGTTTTAGAAGATAAAAAAACATTATTAACTCCAACTCAAATAGCTAAAGATTTTGGAATGGCTGGTCAAGGTTTGAATGCATTACTCCATGAGTTAGGAGTTCAATATAAGCAAAATGGTCAATGGCTTTTATATGCTAAGTATCAAGGTAAGGGATATACAGGACCATATCAACCAGATATACCGAATGCTAAACCTCAGACAAGATGGACTCAAGCTGGTAAAAAGTTTATCCATGACATTTTAAGAAAAAATGGCTATAAAACAATTTTAGAAAATCAACAAGAACAACAATGTTTTGACTTTAACTAAGGAGGATTTAAACATGGAAGATAATAAAAAATTAGAATTTACTTATTGTGGAGATATAAAAATAGAATTTGCAAATATTAGAGTGATAGAAATAGGAAGTAGCCTTAAATTTACACTAGATGAAAGATTCCCTTGGATAAATGTTTATTTAGGAGATAATTCTGATGAAGGGTTTAGATATTTTGATGAAATTGACATAGAATCATCATTTATAAATGCTGATGAACTCGTAACAATAGTGCTTAATTATTGTGTAGAACATATAAGATTTATAACTGATAAAAAAATGAAAGAAAAGGTACAAAAATATTTTAAAAGACAAGAAAAAGAAAATCAAAAGGTAACTCAAATACTTTCACAGTATACAGATGAACAGTTATTGAATGAAGTCAACAAAAGAGGACTTTTAGGAGGTAATTTAATATGAAAGAATTACAAGTAATTTATAATCAAGAAGTTTTGGGACAAGATTTTAAAATTTATGGAACAGAAGAAAATCCATTGTTTTTAGCTAAAGATGTAGCGAATTGGATAGAACATAGCAATCCTAGCAAAATGGTTAAAGATGCTGATTTAGACGATGCAGAAGTCGCAAGACATCAATTAAGCACTCTAACTAATAGTTATACTGCCTTATTTTTAACAGAAGATGGACTTTACGAGGTATTAATGCAAAGTAGAAAACCAATAGCAAAACAATTCAAAAAGAAAGTAAAAGAAATATTAAAACAAATTAGAAAAACTGGTGGCTACATACCACACGATGAAGACGAAGATGATGAAACAATAATGGCTAAAGCTTTAATAGTAGCGCAAAAGACAATAGACAATAAAAACAAATTACTGGAAGATGCTAAAAAAGAAATTGCAGAAAAAGACAGAGTGATAACTCAAATATCTATATCACAAAACACAAAATTAGTTAGAGAAACTGCTAAAGCAATCTCAAAATCAAATAGCAAGATACTTATAGGAGAAAGAAGATTATATGAAAGACTGAGAAGTTGGGGCTGGGTATGTAAAAACTCAACAGAAGCTACTCAATATGCAGTTGAAAGAGGTTATTTAGAAGTATCAGAAGGTACTAAGAAAACAGCAAGAGGAACATTCACATTTAGAACAACAAGAGTAACTGGTAAAGGTGAAATAAAAATCATTGAAAAACTTCTGAAAGAAAAAGATCTTGAAAAATTACTAGAAGAAAACGAAAAAAGTAAATAAGAAGTATTAATTTAGGGGGTAACTAAATATGGCGATATACACAGGAACAGAACACTTCATAAAAAAAGAAGTAGAAGTAGTATCAGACATATTAAGAGCTAGAGGTTTTAGAGAAGAATGGAGCATCATAACTCCATACCAAGCAGAAATAAAAATGTTTCACGTGTTACAAAACAAGTTTGCACTACTTAGAAAACAAGGCAATAACACAGTAGTTGATTATAGCAGATAGGAGGCATCATGATAGCGAAATACATAGCAGTAGTAATCATATTTAACATAGGCTTCGTATTTGGAGCTTGGTGGAGAAGCATCCACGAATAGGACAAATTTTAGGCAACATATTTTATTAGGGGGTGCAATATGAAAGAAAAAATATATCAAAATGGAGGGGTTAAGATAACTGTAAAAAGTCCATTAACACCTTCTAGAGAGAACTTAGAAGCGGTCTACAACGTATGCAACAAGTTATTTAAAGACAGAAAAGACGAAGAAATATTTTATCAACTAGGGGAATGCAAAAGAAGAAATATGAAAGCTGTATAAAGGAGGTGGTTAGATGAAATGTACACCAGAAGTTCTAAACTACTTAGCAAATAAATATCCAAACATGACTGTAAAGCAACTTATAGAGTTAATGAACTCAAAATGTAACTGGAGATAAGGGGGAATAACAAATGAAGAGTAAAAAACAAATCTATGAAGATGTAAAAGAGCTTGTTGAAGCTCAAGACAAGAAAAACTACTTAGCATACTACAAAATATTCTTAGACAACTCAGGAAGAACTGACATACCAACAGAAGAAAAAGAAGCTATTATCAACAAGGCATACTCAAAATACAAACAACAAGAAGTAGAGTTATACGACATCTTAGATCATGCATACCTGGATTTTATCGCATAACAAAAAAGTACCTCTCTAATGGTGACTAGGGAGGTACAAAAGACATATAATAAGTGTTCATTTATTAACGTTTAATTAATTATAACATAAGCAAAGGGGAACTCGGAAGATGAAAATTCAATTAAAATCAGAAGGAGTTAAAAACTCAGATATAAAAACACTAGAACAAAGATTATTCCTAGTTAGACTTTCTAGAAGTTCAGATGATTTAGGCAGACTAGGATTTATAGAAGGAGCAGAATTTGCTTTAAATAACAGAAAAAACATGACAATAGGAGATTTTAAAAGACATTACATAGGAACATACGAAAAAATAGGAAATAGAAAACATGATAGTTACGAAAGCAGTTTATTATATGCTTTACGACTTAATATAGAAGAATTAGAAAAGGAAGGTGAATAACATGAACTTGCATCAAAAGCTAGTAGAAATAAGAAAAAATATCAAAGGCTTTTCAAAAGACACTAAAGGATATGACTATATATTTGTAAGTGGAACTCAAATTTTAAGAGCTATTAAAGATAAAATGGACGAGCTAGGAGTGTTATTAGTACCAGAGATAGATTATAGTACATTTCATTGGGAAAAACATGAATATGTAACAGCAAAAGGAAAAGAAAAATTAGATTTTATAGTTACTGCAAAAATGACATACACATGGATTAATGCCGAAGAACCAACAGATAAATTGGTAGTTCCTTGGGTTTGTATTGGACAACAAACAGATGATATCAGCAAGGCTATGGGGACAGCACTAACATACAACGAAAGATACTTTCTATTGAAGTTCTTAGGAATACCAACAGATGAAGATGATGCTGATTCTAAACCACCAACCGAAGCACAAAGAAGTTATAGCAATAATTATAATTCTAAAAAATTATCGGACAAGCAGTTAGCTAGATTATATGCACTAGGATATAAAGCAGGATTTAATAATGATAAAGTAAAAGAGCAAATTTTTAAGAAATTTAATGTAGAGCCTAAAAATTTAAATAAACAACAGTACGATACAGTATGTTTAGGATATGAAAATCTTATAGGGAATGGAGAAAATTAATATGATGTTACCTAAAAGAATTTGGAAAGATATAGAAGGTTATGAAGGAATTTATCAGATAAGTAATTTAGGAGAAGTTAAAATTTTAAAAACTAAAAAAATAAAGAAACCTTATTTTAGAAAAAACTGTAAATATGAAATGATAAATTTAAATAAAAACAAAACTCAAAAAAGTTTTTTAGTTCATAGATTAGTAGCAAAGACATTTATACCAAACCCAAATAATTATCCGATAATTAATCATAAGGACGAAAATAAACTTAATAATTGTGTTGAAAATTTAGAATGGTGTACTCAAAAATATAATCTCAATTATGGAACAGTAAAAGGAAGAATATCTGAACATAGAAAGGGACAATTCGCTTATGGTGATAATTATCAAGCTGAAAAAATTTTATGTATAGAAACAGGTATAACTTATAGTTGCATTCAAGAAGCTGCTGATAAGACCAAAATAAATAGAAGTTGTATTTCCGCATGTTGCAGAGGGAAACAAAAAACAGCAGGTGGATTTCATTGGAGTAAATTACAAGCTAAGATTGACAGTAAGCAAACTATATAGAGAAACTAGGGAGGGGAGCAATAAAAAAAGAAAGGAGTTTATTCTCCTTTCTCCGAGTTAACTTTAACATAATCTTTTAAAATTTTAATTATTAGATTTGATAAAGTCCTATCTTCTTTAATTGCTATTTGCTCTAGTTTTTCTCTTAAATCATTTGGCATTCTAAATGTAAATTGTTTAGTTGTCATAACACACCACCTTTATTTTTTATTTACATTTTAACATATTTAAGTAAGATAAAGCAATATCATTATATTATTTTGTAAGACAAGTATTTACAATGTAAGACAAAAATAGTATAATATAACTATAAAGATACGAAATTTGACATTTTATAAAAGGGGGAGCAGATAATGAATGAATTACAAAAATCTTATTATGCGATAATTCCAGCTAATGTAAGATATGATAATGATTTAACTCCTAATGCAAAGCTACTATATGGGGAAATAACTGCTTTATGTAATGAAAAAGGTTATTGCTGGGCTAGTAATAATTACTTTGCAGAGTTATATAAGGTATCTAAGAAATCTATTTCAAAATGGATAAACCAGCTAATACAAAAGGGATATATAAAATCACAAATCATATATAAAGAAGGAAACAAAAGTATAGAAGAAAGAAGGTTGTATATAAGTAAACCTATGGAAGAAAAGTTCCATACCCCTTCACCAAAAGTTCCATACCCTATGGAAGAAAAGTTCCATACCCCTATGGAAGAAAAGGTTAAGGATAATAATACATATATTAATAATACAAATAATAATGCTGTTATTTCTTTAGATGTTATAGATAATATATGGAAATTATATCCTAATAAGAAAGATAAAGCTAAAGCCTATAAGTACATTAAAAGAATACTTACAAAAGAAAAGATAAGTGTAGAAGAATTAGAAAGAGCAGTAAAAAGATATGCTAAAGAAAAAGAAAATACAGACAAGCAATATATAAAACATGGAAGCACATTTTTTAATGGAGCTTATATAGATTATTTAGATGAAAACTACCAACCAAGTGAATCAGTTAAACCAACTACAAAAATCGAATCATCATTAGACTTGCTAGACTTGATAAATGGACCTGGGGAATAGGAGGATTTATGAACAATTATTTATACAATTTAGAATATGAAAGAATAGTTCTCGGGATGGTATTGTTAGAACCTAACTTATTTGAAGTAATACAGGATTTATCAGAAGAAACTTTTTATTTCGAATATAACAGAGTTATTTATAAAGCAATGAAGCTACTGGATAAAGAAAAATCACCGATTGATCTAATAAGTTTAGTAAATAAGATAGAACAAATAGATAATACAGTTGAAATGATGTATATAACGAATTTAAACCAATATGCTACAACAGCAAGTAATATAGAATTTTATATTGTTGAAATAAAAGAAATGAAACAAAAAAGAGACACGATAGAACTTGCTAAAAGCCTTATAGAGGGGATTCAAACAGGGAAAAATATAAATACTTGCATTAACACTTTTGAAACTGGCACAAAGACAAATAAAGAAGTAGATGAAGACAATGCATTGAGTTCTATAATAGCAAATATGTTTGACAAGCTAGGGGAAAAGATAGAACGTGTATTAACTGGAATAAAAATAGTGGACAAGCTAACAGAAGGTGGCCTAGCTAAAAAAGAATTACTTACTATAGGAGCTAAAAGTGGAGTTGGTAAAAGTGCTATGAGCTTAAGAATGGCTATTAATATGCTAAAACAGGGTAAAAAAGTCTTAATAGTTAGTAGAGAAATGAGTAAAGAGCAAGTAGCCGAGAGAATTTTACTAAGTTATGCAGGGGTAACAAGACAAGAATATCGCAGCGGAGAGTTATCCTCAGACAAAACCAAAAAAATAATAGAGACTATGGAAAGTTTGAATACAGATAAGCTAAGAATAGACGATAGTATAAGCACGATAGCACAAATTAAAAAGGCACTAAGAATGTATAAGCCAGACGTACTGATAGTAGATTATGTACAACTATTAACTCCAACAGATACAAAAGTCTCTAGAGAACGACAGGTGGCGGAATTATCGAGGGAATTAAAGAATATAACATTAGATTTCAACATGATAGTAATACAACTAACACAGTTAGCGGATAAAGGTACTGGAAATTATAGACCACATGGAGAAACTTATTGTAGAGAATCAAGGGCAATATACCAAGATAGCAATCAAGTGGTTTACATACATGAAGTTACAGAAGAGAAGGAATTAGAGCAAGCATGGAAAAGAACAGGTTTTAATGAAGGCACTAGACTAGAAGAGTTTATTGAAAGCATGAGGGATAAAAAAGAAAAAGGCTATACATTAGTTGAAGTCATTCTGGATAAGAATCGAGATGGAGATAAAGGGTCTAGATATTATCTGTTCTGCGGAAAGGAATTAATGTATTATCCTATAGGAAATAAATAGGGGGTGCGGAGATGGAACTGTATAAAAATTACAACGAAAAAACCATAAAACTTATAAAAGAATTAGGATTTTACGGCAAAACACCAAAGGAAATAGAATTACTAATTGTTTTAGAACTAGAAAAATGCAAGAAAAATAGCACTTATGAGGAAATAAAAACCATTGCAGAAGTTCAAGGACGTTTATTGGAGCATATAAAAACTATAAAGTAACTACAGGGGCTTGTTAGTCCCTCAGAAGGGGGTAATCAAATGGCACAAAGACTATCAGATATAGAAAAGAGAAAAATAAAAAGATTGCATAGCAAAGGATTAAGCATTTTAAATATTTCATACGAACTAAATAGAGATAAAAGCACTATAAGAAAATACATAAAGGATATGGGACTTGCTAGACAGCCAAAAGTAGTAGATTTGACAGGTAAAATATATGGGAAATTAGTTGTATTAGAACTAGATCATGCAGAAAAAAGTAGAAGATACTGGAAATGTCAATGTGAATGTGGAAATACAACAGTGGTAAGAGAAAGTAATCTGCAACACGGAATAACCAAAAGTTGTGGATGCTTGAGAAGAGAATCTAAAAAACATGACGAGGTGACAGTTCAAAAAATAAAACCAAGACATAACAACGGTGGTGTATTCTTCTTACAAGCTGGAGAAATAAAGTTAAAGGGCAATTACGAAAGTGAGAAAAAATGCAGCAAAGTAAAAGAATATAAACTAAGCCCTGAGGAGTTGCAAGTCTATTTGAAATCACTAGAAACAAAAAAAGTAAAGAGAAGGGGAGAATAGCAATGAGTGAAAATTTGGTTGTAGTAAAAAACATAAAAACTGGTGAAGTATTAGAGTTTACAGGCCAAAATGCAGTAGCAAAGTATCTTACAGGTATATATAACAAGAAAATATACGCTGGAGCTGTAGCATCAGCTATAAGACAAGAAAAACCTTATAAAAATACATGGGAAATAAATTTCATAAAAAATGCGAATAAAAAAATATGCGATTATTGTGGCAAAGAATTTACAAGTAATAGAGCAAATCAAAGATTTTGTAGTAATACTTGTAGAGAAGAATATCGTGCAGAAGAAAAAAGAGGACCAACGATAAACAGTGAGGCGAAAATAACAAAAGACAAAAAAATATTAGTACATAAATTAGTGACAATGTTAGCACCATACAGAACAGCAAAATAGGAGGAAATATGGAAGAGAGATATGCACTAAATAAAAATGGAGAAGGGTATACAGATTTAACGGCGCTAGAAGGAATTAAGAGAGCAGATAAAGGCAAAACAAATAAACCTAAGACAACAGAAGCGCAAGAACAAAAGGCCCTAATACAATGGGCCAAGTTCCAAGAAAAGAAATACTCAGAGTTAAAAATGCTTATGCATGTTCCAAATGAAGGTAAAAGAAGTCCGAGATATGGAGCAGAACTGAAACGTTTAGGATTACAAGCAGGATTTCCAGATCTAGCATTATTTGTTCCTAGAAATGGAAAAGCAGCACTATTTATAGAGATGAAAGTTGGGCGTAACAAATGCACCGACAATCAAAAGAAATGGATTAGGGCATTAATGGAGCAAGGATATGAAGTAAAAGTGTGTTATAGTTGCGAAGAAGCTATACAAGTTATTAAAAGATATTTAAATATATAAAGGAGAGTGAAAAAGTGATACAAATAGATGAATTTAAGGAAAGTTCCATAAAAGAAATAGCTAATCATTATGGATTAGAAAAACAACTAGACCAAACAGTAGAAGAATGTTCTGAATTAATTCAAGCTATTATGAAATGGAAAAGAGGAGACAATCCTGATGTACTTGGGCTTATATATCATGTAGCAGAGGAAGTAGCAGATGTTTGGATTATGCTTAATCAATTAACAGAACTAGATGATGATATATTTGAAGCAGCTATAGAAGATATTGACGATAAACTTGAAAGACAGCTTGAAAGAATAAAAGAGAATAGAGAAAATAAAAAAATAGGTATATAACAATGGAATTTGAATGTGAAAATCTTACAACTTTAGGCTGCGAGAGAATGGATTCGGTAAAAGAGTTGCAGTTAGTAGAAATGATAGAAAGTTGGTACTTTGATGCCGATACATTATGCAAAAATCAATGTTGTAAAGATTGTGATAGAACGAAAAATTGTAGTTATACATGTGGCCGAATTAGTTGGAAGGATCCAGCAGAAGAATTTGAAAAAGAAGAAATAAAAACAATCAAGTATGAACAACTAAGTTTTATATAGGAGGATATAAAGAAATTGAATACAGAAGAAAAAAACAAATTAGCAGAAGAAAATTTAGGATTAGTTTATTTAGTTGTAAACAAAGAATTTACTTATGAAAAAACTACAGAAAGCGATAGAGAAAACTACATAGAAGAAGGTATGATTGGATTAGCAAAAGCTATTAATACATTTAATCCAAGTAAAGGTGCTAAATTTAGTACATATGCTTATACATGCATAAAAAGTGAAATAAATTGCTATGTAGCAAAACAAAAAACTTTAAAAAGAAAAGTAGAATATACGTGCAAAAATTCAATAGATGATTATATTGAAGATGAAGAAGGTTTAACATTTAAAGACCTTATGATTTATGAAAAAGATGACTATACTTCTAAAGTTGATTTAGAACATTTATTAAAAGTACTAAAAAAAATAGAAATCGAAATATATGACATAAGAAAAATCATTATAAAGAAATCAGAAGGTTATAAAAATATAGAAATAGCAAAAATGATTGGAGTAGAAAAAAATACAATTAAACATAGAATAGATAAAGCTAAAATAAAACTGATTGAATTAGGAATAACAGCATAAGGAGGTTTAAATGAAAGAGATAACAAAAGAAAGACTAATATATATAGCAAATGATATACAGGCAATAGAAATGTCGGAAATGACTAATGCTATATTAGCAATTAAACTCGAAAAAAACATAACAGACAAAGTAAAAAGAACAAATTATATAAACTCTTTGAAACAATTAATTATTAAGAAAGATATAAAAATATATTTTGATAATTTATTAGATCATGGAGAAATAAAAATATATTTTAAAAACGGAGATATAAGAAATTACTTAGTAGTAGATTAGGTGAAAAAATGATTGGAGCTCAAGTGAAATATAATCAACTGACATTCTTTTAGGAGGGAATATGATAAAGGCACAAAGAGAAATGCTAACAGTTAGTGACCAGTTATGTTTTATATAGAGGTGAAAGTCTATGAAAATAAATAAAATTCAATATTTACAAATCCTTGTAAACAAGGTTATGAGATTTGAGGATTACTTAGTCCAATAGTTTGACAAACCGCATTGAGGTAATGTGAATCGTTTTAGGTGAGTGAATGAAATGTAAAATGGATTTAAATAGCCTGAGTGGATATAAGGAGTAAGTCAAACACTCGGTTGGGAAGCCTATCCATTACCTATATAGATTAAGAAATTGATTTATATAGGTGTGAATATTGAACTTAAATGAGTTAAGGATATTACAAAATTATCCTTTAGAAATGAAAATAGAGAGAACAAAACAACGAATTAGAGAATGGGTTGATTATTATGGTGAGAATGGAACATATATAAGTTTTAGTGGTGGAAAGGATAGTACAGTTTTATTAGACATAGTAAGAAGTATATATCCTAATATCGAAGCAGTTTTTATAAATACAGGACTTGAATATCCAGAGATTTATAAATTTGTTAAAACTTTTAAAAGTGTTACCATTCTTAAGCCAGAAATGAATTTTAAACAGGTTATAAATACATATGGCTATCCAGTAATCAGTAAAGAAAATAGTCAATACATATATGAAATAAGACATAGTACTAAAAAAATGAGACAAAGACGATTATATGGAGACAGTAAAGGGAGATTTAAACTTCCTAATAAGTATCATTACTTAATAGATGCACCGTTTGAAATATCAAATAAATGCTGCGAAGTTATGAAAAAACGACCTGTAAAGAAATTTGAAAAAGAAACAGGTAAAGTTCCTATTATTGGAACTATGGCAGAAGAAAGTAGTTTAAGACAACAAAGTTACTTACAACATGGGTGTAATGCATTTGAAAGCAAAAGACCTGTAAGTACACCACTTGGATTTTGGAAGCAACAAGATGTACTAGAGTACATTTATAAGAATGATCTAAAAATAGCAAGTGTTTATGGTGAAGTTATAGAAGATAAAAATTTACTTGATGAATGTACATATAGCACTACTGGATGCGAAAGGACAGGTTGTATTTACTGCTTATACGGAATACAGTGCGATACAACACCTAATAGAATACAAAGACTAAAGAAAACACATACAAAGCAATATAACTATTGCATTAACAAATTAAAGTTAGGTGAAGTATTAGATTACATAGGAGTTAAGTATTAGGAGGAAAGCATGAATAAAGAAGAAATGGAAAGTGCTGTTACAATGATATGCACAGTATTAAAAGGATTATTAGAACAAACTGGATTATACATAGCTGTTGATAAAAAGACAAAAGAATTTGTTTTTATCGAAAGAGAAAGCTTTGATAGAGTAGATAGCAGAGGAAGAACAGCTAGAGTATCTATGGAACAAATAAATGTAAAGGAATAGAGAAAAAATGAATAAAAAAGAAAATACAATAAAATACTTCATGAAGGCATCAGAAAATGAGGAATTATTTACAACTATCGCAATGGAAGAATGTGCAGAATTAATTCAAGCAATAAGCAAAGCAAAACGAGGCAAATTGGATGCTGACAACATGGCAGAGGAAATAGCTGATGTACTAATAGGAATTGAATGGCTTAAAGAATTATATGATATTGATGCTTTAGAAGTACAAAAGTGGATAGCATATAAACAAAACAGAATCGCAAAAAAACTGGAAAATAGGGGGTAAGTATATGGCAGAGCAATACAGAAAATTAGGTGATAAAGATGAAATGTAAATACTTTAAAAAAGAAACTGGCGATAAATACTGCAGCAACTATTTAGGACCACAAATAGTAGGAGCATATGGAGAAGGAACGATTATAAAACATAACTGTAAAGATAAATGCAAGTATATTGATTGTAAGAAACTTGAAGAATTACAAGGATTAAAAAGGGGATGATTAATTGATATTAGCAAGATACAAAGAATTAGTCGAACTGGCTAAGAAATACATAGAAAAGGGATATAGCACATTGGAAGCGATTAAATTAGCTGAAAAGGAATTGGAGGAAGATTAATGGAAGACAGAAAAGAGTTAATAAAAGCACTTGAATTAATTAAGAAAACTTGTAAATCTATACCAAGCAAGGATTGCAATTATATGCGAAAATTTGGGAATTGTCCTATACATGAAATATTAGGAGATTGTACTCAAGAGGAAGTTCCAGAGGATTGGATTATAAGAGGAGGATTTCATGAATAGAGCAATAGCAGATGCAATAATTATATTTATTATAAGTTTGTGGATAGTAAGTAGATTATGCATGTAAGATACAAATAATTGACATAAAAAAAGGAATGCTTTCACATTCCGACAAATTCCTTAATAATATTATAACAGGAGTGTGGGAGCATGGC